TACTTACCTTTTTCATTGCCTAAATATAATAAATTACATTATTTTCAAAAAATAAATTAATAAATTTAAAATAATTAGTTACTCAGAAATTTTTTACCTAGTAACTTGGCTTTTTTATTAGCTAATATAAATTGAGATAATTATAATCTTATATAATTTTCAATATCTACCAATCTATAAATAATGTTTAAATAATTTAGTTGATTATTTAACTTAAATTTATAAGCCAATAAAAAACCCCGAAACTTACGTTTCAGGGCTTTTCACGAATCTTGGTGGAGATGGCGGGAGTTGAACCCGAAACAATCAAACACTATCAAATACAATTAAATTACTGATACTAGAAATCAATAACTTACATCCCCTAGCTTGAATTGTATTTTACTGTTTATAAGATGTGCCTGTCAAAAAACCTGTCATGACCAACTTCTATTAATTCACTTTTGCATGCTTAGAGTTGGGGAATTTCCGACCAAATGCAACCACTCTAGCGTCTTTAATTGTCGTGTCTCTGATTTACAAAGATTTTTATGATTTGAATTTTTGAAAGCTCATCTCTACCATTAACTTGAATTTGTAACGTAATCAATTTATGAGATGAAACCGCGTGTTTTTTGCTTGGTTGATGTAAACAACTGCTATGCAAGTATAGAACGTTTCTTCAACCCTCAATTAATTAATAAACCCGTAATTGTGCTTTCCAACAATGACGGTTGCGCTGTTGCACGTTCTCAAGAAGCCAAAGCAATTGGCATCAAAATGGGCGACCCTTTATTTAAAATTATTGATTTAGTTAAAAGACATAATGTCGCTGTACTCTCCAGCAATTACCCCGTTTATGCAGAAATGAGCAAAAGATTTCATGCAATCTTAAAGCAGTTTGTTACCGACAAAGAACATGAGACTTATAGCATTGATGAAGCTTTCCTAGAACTCACAGCATACAAACAGCACTATGATTTAGACGCTTATGCCAGGCTAATGAAAAATCGAGTATGGCAATGGATCGGTCTGCCCGTATGCGTGGGTATTGGCCGAAGTAAGACTGAAGCTAAAATGGCTAATCATCTTGCAAAGACTTATAAAACATTTGATGGCGTATGTAACCTTACATCGTTCCCAACCAATATAAGAGATTTACTTTATAAACAGACCAGCGTTTCTGAAGTTTGGGGCGTTGGCCGCCAGCATGCTAAAAAGCTTGAAACAATGGGTATTACTAAAGTTTATGATCTTATGATGTCAAATCCATACCACATGGAGTCATTATTCAGCGTGGTTATGAAACGTACTGTACTGGAGCTAAACGGCATTGCTTGCATTGAAATTGAAGACACGCCACCATCTCGAAAGCAAATCATTTCATCACGTGCGTTTAAGCAAAAAATTACAGATAAAGATGAATTAAAAGAAGCTATTGCACGACGTACACAAGAGGCATTCACACGGATTAGAAAAGATGAAGTCCTATGCGGCTGTATTATTGGTTTTGCTCACTCTAGTCCATTTGATGTGCATAAACCCTATTATAAAAAAGAAATATCACAGTCGTTTGCCGTACCTACTGACGATGTCAGAAAGCTTGTGAAAGCAACAACAAGAATGATGGATTATATTTATAAGCCCGGAGTGGACTTTAAAAAATGTGGAGTTGTTTTGACTGCACTAGAGAGCAAGCATACTTATACTTATGACCTACTAACAGATTATAGTGACTTAAAAAAAACAGAGAATTTGATGTGTGCAATAGAAGGGATTCAAGAGAAGTTCGGAAAATTTAAGTTAGGTTTTGGCGGGAGTATGTATCAAAATCGGTCTTGGTCGATGTCTCAAAATCTTAAATCAAATAATTATTTTACTTGGGAAGGTATGCTAAAAATATCAAGATAACTTATGTTCGAATTACGGAATTATAAATATGTCTAACTCACAGAATGCAATTGAACTTAGTAAACACGTTTTAAGCTTATCTGAAAAAGTTGCATTCATGTTAATAACAGCCTCGACCGCTTCGATTGCTTATATATTGGCTGAAGTTAAGGATGGTAAGTGGAATGAATTAATCTATTTTCCAATATATGCCTTATGTTTATTAGCTCTTAGCTTTGTATTTGGCTACAGCCATCTTGTGAAAAAAATTGATGCAACGAATCAAAACAGTCTCTTACTTCAATTAGCAAACTGGAAAAACTCAACTAATGAGAAAAATGAACTTTTAGATAAAATGGAAACATCTCTAAAGAAAGCTGGTATTTTCAGCAGACTTCAATTTATTACTTTCATAGCGGGAATCATTACTTATGCTATTTTCATTTTTTTATCAATTTTTTTAAACAAGTAAAGTTTATAAATAAAAAAGAAGCCCTCAATTGAGGGCTTTTACAATTCCACCATGACGCGCTTTGCAATCATTATATTTAGCAACCGTATCAACAGACCATAACATCCAATCTTTACCCGTGGTGCCCGCTAATTCATTCAAATTTGGGCATGGCTGCATTAAGTTAGCTGGTATTACCGGCTTTGATAAGATCGTTGATTTGCTGCATGCCATCAGCGTCAACACAAGCAGACTTATAAACAGGACGTTCAACGATCTTTTGCACTTCACGCTCAACATATTCGATTTTTGTACGTTGTTCTGACTTATATTGCTCATAATCGGCACTCACTTTATTTAGCTCATTTTGTGCTTGAGCAAGGGCTTTTACCTGCTTACGCTCAATATCTTGTATTTGGGCTATGCATTGCTGATCAGCTTGTTTTAACTTTCCCGCTAGATGATTGGTGTACCCTATTTGAATGATGTAAAGGACCGTCAAAAGGATAATTAAGGACCAACGTTTATTTAATAAAATCCAAGTCATGAATTAGCCCCCATGCATTCTTGATAACGATCAACTTGACGTACCCAAACCCCATAGCAACCATTGGAACGGATTGAACAATCACGCTTTGCAACGTATTTCCATTTCAATAACGATTCACAAGCGGCTTTATATTTTCCAATTTTTAGATTTTTCAGCATGGATGAGCCAGACCAGGCACCAATCCCATATTGATATGTAAAATCTAGATAAAGGTCATATTCAGTTTGTGAAATTGGAATATTCAGCAATGTTTTGTTGAATGCTCGAGCATCCTTATTCATTGTGAACTTCAAATACTCAAAAGCCTGCTTACGTGTAATAGCTGGGTCCTTCATGGTTACAGCACGGCCATCTGGATAAAATGTTGTGCCATTCCCAATAGTCGGACGGTCACCCCTCACCGGGATGGTCGGTTTAGCTGTATAACCTTCTTTTGCGGCCGTAGCCTGAACTTGCTGATCACTAGGCCCAAAAATATAAAAACCGCCCATCGAGGCGGCTATAGTTGAACCAATTACGAAAAGTTTAGTCTTGTTTGTCATGATCACTCTCATTCATGAGCTTATCGTGTAGCTCTTCATCTCGTTGATCTTTGCGATATGCAGCAATGGCCTGAATAATCAGTCCGACTACTGCACAAACGCCCCCCAACACAGCCATCCATTCAGTAGTTGAAAGTCCACCTACTAAAACCATTCCCCCCCCTGCTATGTTTGTTGCTAGACCTAAAGTAGCTGTGCTTGTTGATGCTGCTGGTTCTGCCATACCCATTTCTCCAGAAAATGGCAATAAAAAAGCCCTAACTTATTAAAAGCTAGGGCTTGTGGTGGTTTGGTGTGTAGTTACGATGCTTTTTTAATTACAAGCTTATATCGACTACCAATAAAATCGGGATCATCTTCAATTGATACTTCCGTATTGAAGCCTTTTTCACGAAGTAGATCTGAAATGGCCGTTGTTGTTTCTTCATTTAAAGTCATCTTTGAATAAAGAGTACATACTCCGTTTTGTGCAATGTCTGCCTCAATCTTTGGCAGTGCACCCTGTACATACATATCTGCGTAGTTCATATTAAATTCCTGATTCTAGTGTGAATGATACTGAGAAGCGCATTGGATCAACTAACGCACCTGTCAAATCTATAAAAAACAACTTGACTCCAGCTGCAACTTTGAAAGACGACCAACTCCCACTGTATGCTTCAATTGCTTGTAGCGTCGGTGGCAATATAGCCTTTCCACCACCTAATCCCGTTCCAGAAAAAATGCCAGAAACAAAAATGTGCGGATTTGCTAATTCAGTTGTTACGCCCGCATCTCGTTGCAATCTATAGACTCCCGTAGACTCTTTTGAGATAGACCAGCCTGCGTTATTTTGTTGGGTAGTAAAGTTGACATCATAAGTCAGCATCATCGGTGCAATAAAACGCCCGACTTTTGATACTTCGTGATTGTAAGTATTCCACTTTCGAATTTTTTTAGTCCACGAGTCTGACGCAATATAAGGTGTATTTGTAGCAGTAGCGCCAATTACTCGCTTAAATACTACACTTGCAACTGATGTTTCATCCTGATTTCCAAAATACAATTCGCTATTCGGTGCATTGATGTGGATTGGTGTTTTATACCCAGAATCTGCCGCAGTCGGTTGAGTAGTAATTAATAATCTTCGATTAGTACCACCATACCAATTAGCAAAAAGTGTTGCTAAACCAGATGGAGAAAGTTGTATTTTCGCACCCGTCGCACCGCTTAAAGTAATTCGACTTTTATCAATTACAACCCCCCCAATATTATCTGATACAGCCAAAGCGGTTGTGTCAGCTCGATTTAGCCAAGGCGTTCTAATGTATAGATTATTAGTGATGCAATTAAATGTTTGTTGATAAGAAGTATTTACAAGCCAGTCACGAGCTACCCCATCTCTTGTTTGCTCTGCCCAAATTGCATTGAATGAGCAATTCGACCAGATACCCGCTGTTAAACCGTACTGCATATATTCAAGAATAATATTATTAAAGACGCACTGATAAGCTTCTTTAGCAAACAGCACAGGGTATTTACCCCATTGCCATGAGCAGTTGTCAAAATATGCAGTAGTACTTTGTTTAGAATCAACATCAGCAATATAAAACCCTGCATTTGATGCACTAATTGACATCAAATTTTGGACACGGAACGAGACCGTTGCATTCGATAAATATACTTGATTGTAAAACCCAGAAATATTTGCATTTGAAAGTGTGAAGTTATAACCATCAACTTTTAAACCCGAAATATTTTCTGAAACACCCTCACTTACTAATTGCAAATCTCTTACTTCGGCGCCCACGTTAATAAATGCCACATTATTAAGAAGGGTATTTGAATTTGAATAATCACCTGGTCTTACCTTTAGAGAGTTCATTGCATACGCAGTGGCATTTTGTCT